GGCCAACTTCTGCAGCAATGGTTGTTTCAAGTATAAAAGGTAATATAACACCAGACCAAATGGCAAACTTATATACACAATATGGTTATCGTTCTGCAAACCAAGGAACATACTGGAGTGCATATAAATGGACCGCTGATGTGTTTAATATTGGATATAGTGAATGTTATAAATTGGATGATGCAGTAGCAAAATTAAAAGATAATCATTACATAATAGCAAGTTGCAATCAAGGACTATTTACATATGGAGGACATTTTATAGTTTTAACAGGAGTTGAAGGAGATTATATAAAAGTATATGACCCTTATTTGTATAACGGAAAGTTCAATGTAAGTTCTAGAAGAGGAAAAGCAACAGTTAGTGGTAATACAGTATATGTATCAATAGAAAATTTTAGAGCATATGCTAATTATCAAAAATTCTTCTGTTTTAAAAATGATAGAACAGACATAAAAGAAAATACAACAACAACAGTAGTAACAGATAACACAACATCAAATGTAAATACAGTAAATTATCAAGTTAGAATTACTGCAAATGGTGGTTTGAATATTAGAACAGGAGCAAGTACATCATATTCAAGAGTTGGTGGATATGCAAAAGGTTCAATAGTAACTATATTAGCAGAGTCAAATGGATTTGGAAAAACAAATCTTGGTTGGATATCTTTAGCATACACAAGCAGAGATATCAGTACATTAAATACTGTTCAAACAGTCGGACAAACTAAGAAATTAACTAGAGATAGTATCTTATATAGTAATTCAAATTTGACAGGTTATAAGTATAATTATAAAGCAAATACAACCATAGCAATACTACAAAACATATCAAGTAATGTAGATAAAATTAGAGTTAATATGACTGGTAGAGTTGCATACATAAACAAAAGTAATTACACAAATGTATCAGTAACACAAAGTACAACTAGAAAGATAAAAGCGTGTACAATATACTCAAAATCAAATTTGAGTGGTGTAAGATATCAATATAAAGATAATACTTCTGTTGTTATTTTGCAACATGTTAATTCTTATGTTGATAAGGTAAGAGTTAGAATGACGGGTAGAGTTGCCTATATAAATGTTAATAATTATAGATAAAAATATGAGGTAAGTTGATTAATTTCAATTTACCTCTTTTTTGCGTTTTATGGCTTAAAATCAAGGCATATAATTACATTAATTGAAAAATAAAACGGCTTAAAATGGAAAATAAAGACTTGTTTTTTAGTTTGAATAGGTTTGACTTTTAAAGAACTATACGATATAAAATTAATGCAATAAATAATGCAATATGAATAATATTTGTATAAAAAACAAATAAATAATATGTAACGTAAGGAAAACTAAAAAGATATGAATAATGTTCTTATGGCAGTTTAATGGGGAATGTATGTATAATAAAATATTTGATATATGTCTACCCCTGCCATATAATAAAAACCTTATAAGTATTGAAAAATCAATATTTTATAAGGTTTTTATTTTACAAATTAATGCAATACTAATGCAGTAGAGATTTAATTTAATTTTTTTAATTCTTGTTGAATAAAATCATTTGAGATAGAAGTATATATATCATTAGTAATAGAACTACCTTCGACATGTCCAACTAAATTTTGAATTACTTTTGGGAACATACCACATTCCACACATCTTGTAATAAAAGTGTGTCTTAATCTATGAGAATGTAAAGAGTCTAAACATATGTTATATTTTTTATTAATTCTGTGTAAATAAGAATTAATTTCTGATGGAGTAATATAAGTATTTTTTTTATTGTTCCAAAATAATAATCCGTTTATATTTACAGTTTTATTTTTTAATATTTTTAGTATAATATTTCTAGTATTATTATTCATAGGAAATGTTCTTTTCCCATTATCAATTCCTGTTCTTTTCTTATAGGTTTTTGTATGTTCTCCCATTTTTACTTTGTAATTTTCATCTTGTGTTAATGTTCTGTGTACAGTTAATGAATTGTTTTGTAAATCAATACAATCAGTGCTTAATGCTAATACTTCACCAATTCTCATTCCAGTATATAGTTGAAGTAATATTATATCTCTATATTTATGGTTTTGTTCTTCGTTATTTAAAATATTAATAAGATTATTTTCTTCTTCTTTTGATAATGCTTCAATTTTTTTATTTTCCTTTTTGGAAATTGGCTTTGTTAATGTTTCATCAAGCATAATATTATATTGTATTTTTCTTCTAGAATATGCAATTTGAAATGTTTTATTAATACATAACCAAATCTTGTCAATAACAGAATTAGCATATTCTCTCATATTATCTTTGCTTTTTTCTATATCTTCAACGCTAATTTTTTGAATAGGCTTATTTGTAAAATTAGAACAGGTCTTTTTTATTTGAGTTAGTGTAAGTAGTTCTCTACCATAAGACCTATCAGAAGTAATACCATCCTTATGTTTTTGTTCAACATATCTTTCTAATATTGATATAAAAGTATCCTTATTAGTAGCAATATAAGTCCCCTGATTAATATCATTTATTACTTTTGTAAATCTATCTTTAAATTCTTTTTTTCCTTCGTTTTTCCTTTGTGTTAATGTCTTTCTTTTACCAGTAGAAGGCTCTACATATTGTGCAACATATTTATTCAATGTTTCACTAAAATAAATTGTTCCTTCTCCATTTCCTCTTACTTTAACATTTTTGTTTGTTCTTTTCTTTTCCATAATAAAAACTCCTTTCAAATTACTTCAAAAAGAGTTGCATTCTTATTAAAATTAATGTATAATAAAAATGTAAATGCTTTTCGAAGTGTTTATTGTGTATTAGATAATGTGTTTGTTTTAGCGGACAGCACATTATCTTTATTTATTTCTTTCATTAATATAATTTTTTATTTCATTATTGCTTTTTTGTATATTTTCAATTTCTTTTCTAATTTCTTTTCTTTGTTCTTTATTTGTATATAAATATAATGGGTCATCTTTTATTTCAATAAAAGTAAATCCTAAAAATATAATAATTAAAATAACAATTATCAATGCGATTTTTGTTTCTTTTTTTATATTTTTTTTATTATTAGGAAGTTTATATCCACAATTGGGGCATCTTTTTGCAGTATTACTAATTTCTTTATTACATTCAGGGCATTTTATTAAAGCCATAATATTCTCCTTTCTAAACTTTTCCTTGATAAGATATTACCTTACCAATAATCTCAATATCTTTTTCTCTTGGATTATATATTTGTACTTGATGTTCAGGATTAGTAGACATTGGTTGTAATATGATTAGTCCATTTTCATTTTTATATTTTTTAACAGTTGCTTCACCATTAATTAATATAACGCCAATTTCATCATTTTCTAAGTCAGATTGTTTTTGAACAAGTATAATATCTCCTTCATGAAATTTTAAGTTCATACTATCACCTTGAACAGTTAAATAAAAATAAGTATAGCCTTGTTTTATTTGTGAAGATGGAGCATAAGCATAACTAACAATATTTTCTACTGCTAATAATGGTATTCCAGCAGATATTTTTCCAACAACAGGAATTTCAATAACTGTATCTGCAGAAGGAAAAACATCACTTTCTATCTTTATGCTTTTATTTGATTTTGGAACTTCATACCCCATTAACCATAAAGGATTAACATTGTAAATATCTGCAATAACTTTTACTGTTGTTATTTTAGGAGACATTTCACCTTTCATATATCTATATATAGTTGTTTTGCTTCTTAGTCCCAAATTAGAAGTTAAAATTGAAACATCAGTATTATTATCTTTTATTAATTCAGATAATCTTTTTGAAAATTTATCTAATATAATTTTTTCTTCCATTTAATCACCTCTGAATATATTATACACTAATATTTTTCGTTTTGCAACAAATTTTTTATATTTTTTTGCGAAAATGTATTGACAATAGAAAAATAATGATATATATTATAGTTGCGAAACGCAAAAGAGAAGAGGTGGAAAAATGAAAAACAAAAAATATAAAGAATTATTTAAACTAAAGGGCTTAATGAGAGAAAAAAAAATATCTTATAAAAAATTAGCAAAACTAATAGGAATAAATGTTACAACTTTTTCAGATAAAATAAATGGCTATTCTGCTTTTACATTAATAGAAGCAAATAAAATAGTTAATATTTTAGAAATAGAAATAGAAAAGATACCAGAGTATTTTTTTTAGGTTCCAAGTTGCGAAACGCAAAAAGAAAGGAGCAAATAATGAAACTTTTAACTAAAAAAGATTTATTAGAACAAATACCATATTGGGGAAAACAAACAATAGACAAATTATTTAGTAGCCCAGATTTTCCATCACAAAAGCAAGGCAAAACACATTTTGTTGAAGAAGAAGCCTTGAAAGAATATTTTAAAGTACATCATGAAAATTAACATATATAAGAAAATTACGAAAGGAGGAAATGATTATGATAAATGCAATAGGTATAGCATTATTGGTAGCAATAGTTCTTTACATTGTAGTTTTAGGCTATGAATTATATTTAAAAATAAAAGAAAATAGAAATAAAAAAATGCCTAATATTGTAAAAGATTTATTCTGTGCTGCAATGATTTCGGCACTAACAGAAGAACTTGACAAAAATTTAAAAGACAATAATGAAGAAACAAAAGAAGAAAAATAAGATACAACTAGGAAAAAACTTAATTTATTTTAATTAAGAAAGAAGGTGAAGATATGTTCAATATATTCAAGAAAAAATCAAATAAAAAAATTAATAAATCTAATAATAAACAAGATTTAGAAGATTTTATTTTAATTCTAAAACAAATCCAAGAAATCAACAATCAAAAGACAATAGGAAAAGGAAGTGTACTAAAGAATTATACACATAAGAAAAATGGAATAGAAAATTCAACAGAGTTAGCAATTGAAAAATATACAAAAAAGATTGAAGAATTAGATAATGCGAATATCTAATCCTTCCAGAATTTAAGTAAATTACTTAACATAAGTTTAATACAAAAAATAAAAAAAGTCAAATACACATTTAAACACTTTGAAAAGTTAAAGGAGATAAAGTTATGAAGATAACAAACAAATTAAATCTTCCTCAACCTTTTGTGGATGCAGTTACAAGAGAATATCAATATAAAGATAAACAATATAGTGTAACAACCATATTAAAAGATGTAAGGGAAATCTTATTAACAAGAAGACATAACGATGAGATAGAACAAGATGTAGCAGATATGATATGGCTAATATTGGGGACTGCAACACATAGTGTCTTAGAAAATAGTAAAGAGGAAGAAACAGAATTTAAAGAAGAACACTTTGTAGAAGAAGTGGAAAACGGATACAAACTTTCTGGACAAGCAGATTTATACAATGCAGAAAAGAAAATGATAACAGATTACAAAACGTGTAGTGCTTGGAAGGTAATATATAACGATTTTGAAGATTATAGAAAACAACTATTGATGTATGCTTGGGCATTTAAAAAAATGGGATTTGAAGTAGAAAAAGGACAAATTGTAGCAGTTATGAAGGACCATAACAAAACAAAAGCCAAAGTAGATAGTTCATATCCAGACTACCCAGTAAAAGTAATAGAATTTATTTTCAAAAAAGAAGATTTTACAGAAATAGAAAATTTTATAAAAGAAAAATTTAAAGAAATAGCAAAATATGAAAATGTACCAGATGATGAATTACCGATTTGCTCACCTGAAAATAGATTTAACGAAGGCAATAAATATGCAGTTAAAAAGAAAACAAATAAAAGAGCATTAAAGGTATATGACAATTTAGAAGAAGCAGAAAAACATTTAAAACAATTAGAATATAAAGTTATGGATAAAAACACAGGAGAAATAGAAGAAACACTAAATGACTATGAAATAGAAGTAAGAGAAGGACAAGACAAAAAATGTGTGGATTACTGTGTTTGTTGCAATTTTTGCAACTACTATAAAGAAAAATATATGAATAAAGAGGAGGAAAAATAAAATGCCAAATATAAAAGTTGGAAACTCAAGAATCTATTGTTCAAAGGATAATGAAGATACACTAATTGGAAAAATATTAAATATTTCTTTTGAACCTAGTATGTATAATCCTGAGATAATGTATTTTAATGTAAGTGGAAAAATTCTTACTACAGAAAGAATGAATATTGATAAGGTTTATATAAATGGAATAAATAATAAAGTAAAAAAAGTACCAATGCCTAAAAAATACATAATAAACCATGGAGCAACAGTTTTAATGTGGGATGATGGAGACAAAACAGTTGTAAAAAGATGTACAGATGATGAATTTAATAAAAGATTAGGATTTTTAACAGCATTCTTTCAACATTATAGTGGAATGAGTAAAAACAAGGCTAATAAATTTTTAGCAGAATTAGAAGTAGAAGATGAAGAAAAAGAAGAAACAAAAGAAATTAACTCTAAAAATAAATTTAGAGTTGGGGACAAAGTAAAATTTAGAAAAAATATAAAAGATACATATGGAATAAATGAGTCTAGGATAGATGAAATGAAAAATAAGATTTTTGAAATAATAGAAATTAGTAAGCCATGTAGAGGTAAAAATTTTTATAGTTACTATACAAGTATAGGTTCTTATGTAAGAGAAGACATGATTGAGAAAGGAGACAAATAATGGAAGATATAAAAATAAGAGCATTAAGAGCAGATGAAATTGAATGCAAAGTGGCACAAGTTGGAGAAAAGGGCGTTCAGTTATTGCTATATAAAGATGCTCGTTGTGATAAAAGAATATTAGATGAAACATTTGGTGTAATGGGTTGGGCAAATTGTTATTCGGAGATTAAAGGAAATTTATTTTGCTCAATAATGATGTATGAAAAAAACACAGGAATGTGGATACAAAAACAAGATTGTGGTGTTGAAAGTGCATTTGGAGATAAAGAAAAAGGAGAAGCATCAGATGCTTTCAAAAGAGCATGTTTCAATATTGGAATTGGTAGAGAACTATATACAAAAATATTCATTTGGATAAATGCAGAAACAGTACCAGCAGGGAAAAAAGGAGATAAAACATTTTATAAATTAAAAGATGCTTTTCAAACTTGGTTTGTAAGTTATATAGAAACTGATAATGAAAAAGAAAAAATAAGATACATAGAAATATCAGATAGCAAAACAAAAAAAGTTGTATTTAAATGGGGGACAAAAGGACAAATTAAGGCAAAAAATAATCAAACTAATATAACTAATACCCAAGTGAATAAAAAACAACCAGAAACGAATATGAAAACAACAGAACAACCAAAAGTAGTAAATAAAGAACAACTAGACGAACTTATGAAAGAAGCAAACCAAAGAGGAGATGTAGTTGTTAAAATAGCACAAGATTTTGGATATGATAATCCAAGAAAAATAAAAGTAGAAGATTTTGAGAGAGTAAAAACTGCAATACAAGCAGAAATATTGATGTAGGAGGAAGAAAAAATGAACAATCAAGAATTTGTAAATAAAGCAAAAGAATTAGTAAAAGATTATTCAATAGAACATTTAGATAAAACAGATGAAATACCAGAATTTGATGTATATATTGTATGGCTATGTAAGACATTGCAAAATGGAAAAGTTCTATTAAGTACATCTTTAACAGATGGAATGTATTATGAAATTACATATAACGGAGATAAAAACGAAATTTATTTTGATGCTTATAAAAAATTTGAAAACAAATGTATTAAATTAGAAAGTGAGGTTGCAAAATGCTAAATATAACAGGAGAACAAGTAATATTTAAAAATAAAAACAATACAGGATACTACACAACAACTAGCAATAAATTAGAAGATGGAACATATGATAAAAATTTTATAACAGTAGGGTTTAGAAAAGGTGTAGAATTAGAAAATTTCACCAAGATAAACATTAAAGAAAGTTTCTTAACACATTATTCATACCAAAATGAAGAGGGAGAAACTAAAAAAAGATTTAAAATAATGGTTATGGACTTTGATGTAATAGAAACATATTCAAATAATACAGAAGATACAACTAATAATGAAATGTCTGATATTTATCCAGATGATGACTTGCCTTTTTAAGAGGTGAGTTGTCTAATGGAACATAGTTTTAATATAGAAATAGCCCAAAAATATGGAATTAAAGAAGCAATAATGCTAAATAATTTATATTTTTGGATTGAAAAAAATAGAGCAAATAATAAACATATATATGATGGACATGTTTGGACCTATAACAGTTGTAAGGCGTTTTCCAATTTATTTCCATATTTAACAAAAAAACAAATAAGAAATACATTAGATAATCTACTAAAGGAAGATTTAATAATAAAAGGAAATTATAATAAATTATCATATGATAGAACTTTATGGTATGCAATTACGGATAAAGGATATTCCATTTTACAAAATGGTCAAATGGATTTGCCCCAAAAGGCAAATGGAAGTGCCGAAAATGTCAAACCTATACCAGATATAAACACAGATAAAAATAATATATGTTCCTCTTTAGCAGAAGACTTTAACAAACTATGGGAAATATATCCTAGAAAAGATGGTAAAAATCAAGCATTTAATCATTATAAGGCTTGGATAAATGGAAAGTCCTATGCTGGTAAAACAGAAAAACTAACAAATCCAGAAATGTGGTATGCAATAAGAATTTATCAATGCAATATAAAGAAAAATAAAACAGAAAAACAATACATTAAAATGGGTTCAACATTTTTCAATGAAGCAATATACGAATATGCAAGTTATTACAGAGAAAATCCACAAGGTTGGGAAAAGAAAATAAAGGAGATATTAGAAAATGAATAATCCTAAAGAAATAAAAGAATTATTAAAACCAACTTTGGTGGCAAGATATTATTTAGGAAATCCAGATAAAACTACAAGAGATAAAATTTGGTATAAATCTCCTTGGAGAAATGAAAGAACAGCATCATTTATGGTAGATGACAATGCAGGATTTCATGATTTTGGAGAAAACTGGCATGGAGATATAATGGATTTTGTTGGAAGATATTACAATACAGATTTAATAAATTCAATGAAAATACTCACATCAGATTTTAATTTACCAGAAGATGAAAAAATATCACCAGATTTAAAAAAATACTTAAAAAAACAGAAAGATGAAGAAAGAAAAATACAACAGGCAATTGAGAATTGGTTTAGAACAACTTTAAGTAGTTTATGCGATAAATTACACTACTGGCAAAATAAAATACCAAATTTAAAGGGATATGAGTTAGCAAAAGCATATTCAAAAGAACAATACGTTGATTATTTGATAGATATTTTTATAAATGCAAAAGATGATGAAAAAATAGAATTATACAAAAGTAGAGAGGAGATACAAAGATGTGGAGATTAATACATTAACAGAACAAGAAAAAGCAGAATTACTTAATAAAAAAAAGAATGAACTAACTCCTCCATTATACTATAAATTTTCAGACTATAAATATAATACAAATTGTAAAGATAGGGTGCTTTCTGGAATAAGAGATTTAGACTATTTAACAAAAGGATTTGAATTAGGTTGTATAACAATATGGACTGGACAGACTAATGCAGGTAAAACAACAATAATGACAATGATAACAAAACAAACAATTCAACAAGGTGAAAAAGTCTTTTATTTCAATGGAGAACAAACAAAAGATGACTTCAAAAACAATTTGTACAAGCAAACTGTAGACAGAAAAGATATATACTCAAAACAATTTTTACAAAATGGAAAAGAAACTTGTGTGTTTGATTACTTCGTAAAGGATGAACAAATACCCAAATTAGACAAATTATATGGTGAAAATTTAATTGTATATAACAATAATGCAAAAAGGACAATAGATTTCTTAATAAGAGCAATGGAAGAAGTTAGGCAAAAATATGGTGTAAGGGTATTTATGTTAGACAATTTTATGCAGATAGATACAACTTCATCAGATGAATATAGAGAACAAAAAGACATAATGGAAAAATTAAGAACATTTGCAGTAAATAAAAATGTACATATTCATTTAGTTGCACATCCAAGGAAAATAGATAAAACACAAACTAGAATAACAATTTATGATGTTTTAGGAAGTTCTAATTTAGTAAATAAAGCCTACAATGTAATTTCAATTATAAGAGTAGATACTATGGATAAAGAAGGGACTGAATATAAAAGATTACAAAAGCAAATGTTTGAAGAAGGCTACGATATAACACAAACAAGTAGCATATTAGAAGTATTAAAAACTAAAGGTATAAGATGTGGATTAGTAGGGTTAAAGTATGACTCGATTACTAAAACATTTACAGGACAACCTCAAATGACATCAGAAGTAAGAGAAAAGATGAAACATCAAACTCAACAACAGACAGAAATAGATGAAATGCCTTTTTAGGAGTTAGTTATGGAAAATAAAGAACTAAAAATTATGTATAACGAAAAATTAAAAAGATATTATAACGGTTGCCAATATATAAAAGAACATTATAGGGAAACAGAAAAATGGTTACCAGAAGTAATAAAAATATTAGATGAAATGAATTTGATTTTGGAAGAAATACAACTAACAGAAAATGTTAGTGAAGAAGAAATATTGAAAGGATTTAAAGTATGAGAAAGGCAATTTGCAAATATTGTAATGAAGAATTTGAATATTCAAATAGAGGAAAAGAAAGAGTACATTGCCAAAAAGCAGAATGCATCAGAAAAGCAAAAAATGATGCACAGAGAAAGTGGTATGCAAATAAAATAAAAAAAGAATTAGCAGGAGAAAACATTAGAATAGTGTCAAAAGAAGCAAAACCTCAAATTGTATATTCAAGTAAAGATAGAGAAAATAATAGATTAGAAAAAGAAGATTTTTCAGACATAATAGAGGTATCAAGAGAACTTGGAGCAGTAAGATTTAAAATAATAGAAATGCTTAATAAAGAAAATAAAAAACAAAGTTTTTATGATGGACAAGACCAAGATTTTCTACATAAATTAGAAAATTTAGAAGAAATAACAGACACAGAAGCGGTAAATATGATTATTGAAGAAAAGCGAAAAAGAGAAACAAGAAGAAGCCATAAAATGAGACAAACAATGCTTAGAACAATGATTAATGGAATGCCTAAAAATCCAAATGCTTATGTAGTTGAGACAATAAAAAATAGAGATAATTTTAAATATAGACAAAGGGTAAAAGAAAATGAACAATAAATTATGTGATTTTTGTCTTGGGTGCAATAAGTTAGAAGAAAAAAGTTTTGAAGGAGTAATGAATTGTAAAAATTTTGTTGCTGGAAGAGACACAAAAGAATTTTATAAAAAATTGAAAGAAGGTAAAAAAGATGGGATGCAAACATAAAAAAATAATTGCCATTCAACAAAATGGAAAACAGGAATTTTATTGTAAGGTATTTGATAAAAGAATATCTGATTATGATTGCAGAGACTGTATGATGAAAATTGAAGATAATGATATTAATGATTTGTTTAATAAAATTTTTAGAGGAGGATTTAATAAATAATATGAAAATTTTGAATTTATATGCAGGAATTGGGGGCAATAGGAAATATTGGGGGCAATATGACAAAGTTACTGCAGTAGAAATTGACGAAAAAATAGGACAAATATATAAAGATAATTTCCCGAATGATAATGTAATAATAGGAGATGCACATCAATATTTATTGGAACATTTTAGAGAATATGACTTTATTTGGGCAAGTCCACCTTGTCCAACACATAGTAAAGTTAGAAAACAATTAGCAATAAAAAAAAGAAAAGATGGAACAATTTATGAACAAAACAAACCTGTATATCCTGATATGAAATTATATCAAGAAATTATATTTTTAGATAATTATTTTGAAGGGTATTATTGTGTAGAAAATGTAATTCTATATTATGAACCGTTAATAGAACCACGAAAATTGGGTAGACATTGTTTTTGGAGTAATTTAGAATTACCAAAAGAAAAATTTGAAAGAAAAGGAAATTTTGATACAATAGAAGGTTTACAAATTAGAACAGGTTTTAATATTGAAAAGTATAAAGGGATTGATAAAAGAAGAATACTTAGGAATTGCGTGGAACCTGAAATTGGAGAATACATATACAAACTTGCAAAGGAGAGAATAGAAGGAAATTTACAATAAATGTATGCCCAAGAAGTAAAAAAAATAGTTCACAGATTATATTTGCAAAGGGCAGGAGAATGATTATACCAAGTAAATTATACAAAAAATTTGAAGATGAATGTTTAGCAACTATACCAAAAGAATACAGAAAAAACATAAATTATCCAGTAAATATAAAAGCAATATTTTATATGCAAAGTAGAAGAAGAGTAGATTTAACAAATTTATTAGAAGCATTAGATGATATGTTGATAAAAGCAGAGGTAATAAAAGATGATTGCAGAGATATAGTTGCAGGACATGATTTTTCAAGAGTATTTTATGACAAAGAAAATCCACATATAGACGTGGAAATCACAAAAGTAGAAAATTATGAAAGGTGGAAAGAATAATGAGTCCAACACACAAATTAAGAGAAGTTGTAATGTTACTTATGACTAATTCAAAAGCAGATAGAAACTCAGACTATGCTTTATATGCTGATTACATAAATCGAATAAGACCAGAAGTTCAACCAAACAGATATTATGAGGTTATGCAAAATCATAAAGAATATGGATTGTATAGTTTTAAAGCAGTAGAAAGAGAAAGAAGACATATACAAAGTGAAGCAAAAGAACAAGGTGAAATTAGTTTATTAAGTGATAAACAAGTTGAACAATGGAGAAAAGAACAAGAAAAAGAATATTCTGAAAATTATAGTAGGAGGAACAAATAAGGGATAAAAGAAAAGATGAAAAAATAGTTAAAAAAAGAATTAGACAAAAAAATGAAACAGTTGAGAATAAAAAAGAAGAAATGGCGTTAAAACAACAGAAACTTGATAATGCAAAAATAAAACTGGTGGAACAAGAATATCAAAGTAATCTAAAAGAAAGATTAGAAGATGAATTATACAATTTGATTAATAAACTAAATCATATTGATGACTCTTTATCAACAATAGAATTACGAAATTTACTAAGTAGAAAAACAGTTATTGGAGTTCCTCCTAAATATAGCAATACAGAATTAGGAATATTGTTCGATTATTATAAGCAATTTATTGAACAAATTAATAAGGTACAAACATATTTGCCTACAAAAAAGAACTTTTGTAGTTTTGCTGGAATAAGTAGTAAGACATATGACCATTATATGCAGTCAGATGATGCAGAAAGAAGAGAAATAATGCAAATGATAGATGATTATATAACGGACATAACATTAACATCAGCACAAAACGGAGAAATAAAAGAAATAACAACAATATTTAGAAGTAAGGCTGAACATGGCATGGTTGAGGCATCAGCACCAGTTATTATTGAACATAAAAGTGAAACTAATATGGATACTATATTAAAACAAATTCAAGCAGTAAATCAAGGAAAAAGCCTAAAAACAATAGAATTACATCAAGATAGCAATGGAATTTACAGGGAAGGAGATACAAATGAAAATTGATATTTTTCCACAAGGTAAAGAAAACAGAAAAACAAGACAGCAACTAATGTATAAGGCAAAAATATTTAATGAAACACAATTTAAAAAAGAATTAGCAGAATTAAAAAAAGAAAATATAATCATTTTTGAAAATGATGGTTATTATATACCAAACAAAAGACAAGAATTAGAAATTTTTATAGATAAAATAGGAAAACAAAATAAAGAAATTACAAAAGTTTTAAATCTAGCAAATCAAATGTTAGAAGAAATGGGGGATAAATAATGAAAAAAAATTTTAAAAGAATAATATCAAGTTTATTAGTAGTGTTTGTAGGAATATGTTTAATATTACCAATTAATGTTTATGGAAGGGCACATACATCAGTGCATAGTTCAACGCATGTCACAACACATAGTACAACAGTACATTCATCAACACCACATTCAAGTACAAGTTCATCTTCTAGTGTTAAGGCAAGTACACCAAAGAGTAGTACGAAATCAAGTACTTCTAGTTCATCAACCAAAAAAAGTACACCAAGTTCTAGTACAGGAAAAACTTATACAACAACCAAAAGCAATACAGGGAGAACAACAGTAACACACGAAATTGTGAAACCAAAAGAAAGTACAACTATAGTAAATAATAACCCAACATATTATACATCATATTCAACTCAACCAAGTTATTCATTAAGTAATAGTATATTTAATTATTATATGTTAAGTGAAATTTTTAAAGATAAAGACAAAGAAAAAGACAAAGTTAGTGAACAAGATATAGTTAAAGCATTAGAAGAAAAAGGATATTCAAAAGGAGAAATTGACCAAATTTTAGATGAAGCAAAAACAGAGGAAAATGAAAACAAACCATTTTATGATGGATGGAAATGGTATAACTGGACAATCTTTATCGGAATTATATCAATATTAACTATTGGACTAATAGCGTTAATAGTTTTTATATGTTCTTTATAGGAGAAGAAAATGAAAATAAGAGAAAAATTATATAGAGTAGTAGAAAAAGATACAGAATATTTTGAGTGGTATGACATTATGATGCTTATTTGTATATGGGTAAGCATCGTTCCACTAATATTTAAAGAACAAAATAAATTTACTTATGTAATAACTATAATAACAACTTTGATATTTGTAATAGACTATATTTTAAGATGGATAACATCAGATTATAGGCTAAAAAAAGGAGTGATTAGTTTTATAAAATATCCAATAACATTTTCGGCAATATTTGATTTAACAATTATAATTTCGTGTTTTAGTGAATTTTATAATAACCCAATTCTAACATTATTTAGTACATTTAGAATTTTAATGATTGCTAAAACATTAAGGTATTCTAAAAAATTTAAAATAATAAAAAATGTAGTAGAAAAAAATAAAGATATTTTAAAAGTTGTATGTGGATTTACAATAGGATTTATATTCGTAAGTGCATTAATAATGTTTCAATTTGAAGGACAAAGTTTTAATAATTTTTTTGAAGCAATATATTGGAGTACAACTGTTTTAACAACCGTTGGATATGGTGATATATGTCCTAAAACAGAAATAGGTAAATTAATAAGTATAATATCAAGTTTAGTAGGAATAGCATTTGTAGCTTTACCAACTGGGATTATAACAACAGGATTTGTTGAAGAATTAAATAAAGAGAAAGAGGTAGATAATAATGAAAAAATTAACAAAAATTAAAATATTATGGGATAGGTTTTTTAATAAGATTGTGAAAGTAGATAACATAGAAAAAGTGGAAGAAGGATTAAGTAGACAAAAAGAGGCTTTAAAAAAACTTAATGATAGTTATTATAACGCAAAAGGTTCATTAGATACATACAAAGAAGAATTAAAGAAAAATGAAAGTAATTTGAAAAGATTAGACAAATGTTTTGCTATATGCAAAGAAAAAGATGACAAAAAGGGAGCAAAGCAAGTATATGATGAAACAATAACAACTAAACAAAGAATATCAGTATTAAACGAACAAATTTCTAAACAACAATTAATAGTAGATAGATTTGCAGAAGCAAAAGAAAAATATGAAATAGCAATAAGAAATTTACAAAATAATTTAGAAACAATGAAATCAAAAGATAGATTTAGTAAAGCAGTAAAAGAATATAATGCAAACTTTGGAGAATTTGAAGAATTTAATATTGATGACATTCAAAGAGATATTGATAACGAATTTAATGCTAATAATATCCGACTAGAAGAACAAACAGATACATTAAATTTAGATGAAATTGAAAATGAAAGTAATTTTGAAGAAATGTGGGGTAAAAAATAATGGAAGAATATAAATATAAAGAAGAATATGAAGCTATGATAAAAGAATACAATAATTTTAAAAAAATATATGAAATTTTGAAACTTACAGCAAAAGAAATACAAAATGAAATGAATATAGATGATGTAATATCATACTTCTGTATTATAACAAATGAAGAAAAAACATATATAACATTTTATAAAGAAGATGGAATACAATTAGTTCAAGTAGAAACCGAAAAAGAAAATACTAACTTCTTTGAATTATTTGATAGTGAATTAATAAAAGAAGTTGATGTAGAAAGACCAGAGAATGATGATTATACATATAGAGGATTTATATTTAATTATAATGAAGAACCATATTTTATAAAACAAATAATGGATGGAATTAAATTTGAAAATACAGATTTAATAAAAGAAATTAGAGATGAACTTGAATATTACAAAGACAAAATTATAACAAAAAATGATGAAGTATTTGATTATACAGAAGTAAATAACATCTTAAACCAATATAAATTTGAGGAGGAATAGTTAAGGTACGAAGCATATATAACAACACTAAAAAATGTAAGAAAACATAGCAATGCAGATAGATTACAAGTAGGAGAATGCTTTGGCAATCAAGTTATTATAGATTTATCATATAAAGAGGGAGATATAGGAATATATTTCCCTACTGATGGAAAACTTGGACAAGAATTTGCAGAGGTTAACAATTTATTAAGAAAAAAAGATGAAAATGGAAACAATATTGGTGGATATTTGGACCCAGAAAAAAGAAATATTAAAGCAATAAAATTAAGAGGAGAAAAATCAGATGGTTTATTTATGCCATTATATAGTTTAACACCATTTTGCAATATAAATGAATTAAAGATTGGAGATAGAATAACAACATTAAATGGTAACCTAATTTGTGAAAAATATATACCAAGAGGAAATAAAAGAAAAACTGGACAAAAAAATCAATCAACTAAAAAAGTGAAAGTAATAGAGTTTCCATTATTTAAGGAACATGTTGATACAGAACAATTAGATTACAATTTAGGAGAGTTTAGAAAAGGTGATACAGTTTATTTAACATTAAAAATGCATGGAACATCACAAAGAACAGGATTATTACCAAAAGTTAATAATAAAAATATAATTACCAAATGGAAAGATAAATATTTGAAAACAAAATATGATGCAGTAACAGGAACTAGAAGAGTTGTAATTGATAGTTTTAACAAAAATACAGGATTTTATGGAACAGATAAATTTAGAGAACAATGGCATCAATTTTTCAAAGAAAGACTACAAAAAGGTGAAGAAGTATATTATGAAGTTGTTGGGTATGTAAATGAAACAACACCAATAATGCCAGATGGAGATAATAAAAAAGTTCAAGACAAAGAATTTATAAAACAATATGGAGATAAAACAAGATTTTCTTATTGTTGTGAAGAAGGATTTTGCCAAGCATATGTATACAGAATGACAATGACAAATGAAGATGGATATGTAGTTGAATATCCATGGGAATTAGTAAAATTAAGATGTGAAGAAATGGGAATAAATCATGTTCCAGAATTGGACAAGTTCATATTTAAAAGTGAAAAAGATTTAATAAATAGAGTTTCAAAACATTTAGACATACCAGACCCAATAGGAAAAACACACATTGCAGAAGGCATTGTTGCAAGAATTGATAATAGAAAGAGTTTTAAAGCATATAAGAAAAAAGGATTTTATTTTAAGGTACTTGAAGGTTTAATAAAAGACACAGCAGAAGTACCAGATATGGAAGAAGAACAAGAAAATTTAAAATAAGGGAGGATTAAATAAAAGATGGAAAAAGAGTTAATTTTAGATTATATAGAAAGTTATGATGATTATGGTGAATTAAGAGGACAAGAAGTAAGTAATGATAAAGAAAATATATATTTTGGAGTTTGTAATTTATGTGAATGTCCAGAAGATGCAATTATAGGTAGAGATTTATTTACTGCTGATAATTATGTAGAAGCATTAAACAAAGGAATTGAATTAGCAAAAGAAGGATATTCTAAAGTAATATTAGGAGAGGCACAAAAAGATGATGAATAAATTATTTATGATGATAGGAATACCTGCTAGTGGAAAGACATCATTAGCAGAACAAATTGCAAAGTCAGAGGGTGCTAAAATAGTATCTTCTGACAATATAAGAAAAGAATTGTATGGAAATGAAAACATACAAGGAGATAGTAATGAAGTATTTAAAACAGTAGAAAACAGAATAATAAATGGTTTAAAAAATAATAAAAATATGATTTATGATGCTACTAATATAAATTATAAAAGAAGAATGTCATTTTTACAAAAAATAAGAAAACTAAAAATAGAAAAAATAGCAATAATGGTAGCAACACCTTATGAACAATGTTTGATTAGAAATTCACAAAGAGAAAGACAAGTTCCAGAAGAGGTAATAAAGAGGATGTATTTTAATTTTTATGTGCCACAATATTTTGAAGGCTGGGATGATATACAAATTAAATACACAAATAATCATATGTTTTTCTTTGGTGATTTAGAGGATATAGAACAAGATAATCCGCATCACAAATTAACAGCATTAGAACATTGCAAAAAGACAGAAGAAATTTTAAACAAACAAAATGGGCAACTAAGTATTCCAATAAACCTTGCTGGAAGATTACATGATATAGGAAAATTAAAAACTAAAACTTTTATAAATAGTAAAGGTGAGAAAACTAATATTGCACATTTCTATAATCACGAAAAAGTTAGTGCTTATGATAGTTTATTCTATGTAAATTTAAGAAGTAGAATAGAAATGATGAAAGATGAAGAATTTGCATTAGAAACAATTAAATTAATTCAATGGCATATGTTACCTTGGACTGAAATGTCAGAAAAGACAGAACAAAAATATAAAAAATTATTAGGCGAAAATTTTTGGAACGATTTAATGATATTACATAAAGCAGATAAGGAGGCACATTAATGAGAATTATTAAAGCAAATATACAAGAAAAAATACGCAAATGTAGTTGTTGTAAAAGTGTAATTGCGTATAATTGTAGGGATATTAAAGAGGATATTTTTGGAAATTTTATAAGATGTCCAGTGTGCGGTAAAGAACAATCTGTTTCAATTTTTGATAAGAAGGTAAAAAGATAATAAGAAAATATATAAAGGGAGGAAACAAAAGATGGATTTGGATGATGAGGAATTAAAAGCAACGAGAATGATGAATGGAGCAGATAGAAATAGTAGAGTTAGAGTAAATAATGATATAGAAGTAAACGAATATGTGAGAACTAAAAAAGGTGCTGTAGGTAAATTAATAGAAATAGATAAAAAAGCAACTGCTTATTATTTAGATTGCTTAAAGTGTGTATCATTAAAGAACATAGTAAAACACAGCAAACAACTAATAGACTTAATAGAAAACAAAGATATTTTAAAAGTTAGAATTGATAAAACGATAATGTTTTTTGGAATAGATGAAAGCACATCAGACACTAAATACAAGGAAATAATAAAAAGTATTGAAAATGGAGAATGTGAATTACTAGAAATATTAACACATCAACAGTTTGAGGCTAATTGCTATAAAGTAGGAGGAGATGATGAATAAATATAAAAAAGTATCTAAAGAAGAGGTTCTTGAAATGTTTTATGATTTACAAACTAAATTCTGGAAAGCAGGGTGTTGGATAGACGGAATTTCAGTTCAGTTTTTAGCACATAGAATGGAAACATCTATATATCAGATAAGAAAAGCCTATAAACAATTAGCAGAAGAAGGATACTTAAAATTAGAGAAGGTTCCAACTGCTTTTGAGGAATATGATAATGGTTTATATTGTGAAGCTATTCCATATTTATTTTGTAATGTTTATACTTTAACAAATAAAGCCAAGAACAAATTTGAAAAAATAGGAGGAGAATAGATATGTTAGTACCAATAGTCGATATGAAAGAATTTGAAAAAGTTGGATTTAAAAAATGTAAAAAGCCTTATGATTGTTGTTATTATCTATGTTTTTCAAGAGGAGTACAATATATATTTTTAAGTCCTGTAATGATAGATATTAATAAATGGGAATATACAGACCCAAGAATACACAAAAATGCTAATTGTAGATACAGTGATAGAAGAACAGCACAAGATTTTATGTGCGAATTAATATTAAATGGAATGGTAACATGTGAATATTTAGTTGAGAGGAGTAAATAAGATATGTTATTTTGTGAAAAGGAAGATTGTAAATTTAGAAGTAAAACAAAGTGTAAAAACTTTACGATAGGTGGCAAACCAGCTTATAAATGTAAAGCTAAGCATACTCTTATTAGTTTTTATGCTGATGGTTCTAGTGATACATTTATACCTGCTGATAATACTTGTACTTGTTTAACATATCGTAAGAGAGAGGAGTAAATAAGATATGAAAATATATTGTGGTGGTAGAGCAAACGGAAAGACTATGAAAGCAATTCAATTGTCAGTAGAAAAACAAATGCCAATAATATGCTGGAGTTATGAACATAAAAAGCAAATAGAACAAACTGCTAAAAAAATGAATGCAAAATGGATAATGCCAGAACCCATATTGGCAACAGAAGTAAGAAAAAAAGTAATAGGCAATAGAAAAGGCTTAATAGTTGATGATTTAGATATTCTTTTAAGAATGATATTAGATGATAATGTTTATTATGCTACTACGGAAGATTGTAATATAGAAAAGTTAGAGAGGAGTAAATAAGATATGAGTAATGAAGAAAAAATATTATTAATTAAATTAATATTAGAAGATATAAGAGGTAATTGGGGCTGGGAAAACGGAAATAGAGATGCAGAAGCATATAAACTTTCTAGAGAATTATATAAAAGTACTAATGATGAAAAATGGGATGAACTTTCTAACTGTATAGCTTGTTACAAACATGGTGAAGATGGAAGATATTTTAGAGACTATTTTCCAGATGGCTATGTAGGAATGGAAAGTTTATACAGTATAACTGAAACTTACAAAGATAAATCAGATGAGTTTAAGGCAAAAGTAAAAGAGTATTTAACTTATCCAGAATATCGCTTTGAAGATTTTAGAGAGGAGTAAATAAGATATGAATGCTGTTGATTTTTATTTATTCGATTTAAAAAGTAAATTTACTAAGATAAATCCGAATGAATATTATTTGAGTTATAGTCGGAGGAAAAGACAGTCACTTTCTTTACTGGTTTATAAAAGAATATGCACATATAGATAACATAGAAGTAGTCGGTTGCAATACATATATGGAACACCCAGAAATTAGAGATAGAATTTATAAAAATAGTGATAGAGTATTACTACCAGCAATGAAACCGCTCGAAATAAAAGAAAAATATGGTGTTCCGTGTTTCAGCAAAGAGCAAGACTTCTACATATATTATTATCAAAATGCAATAAGGAAAGGAAAAACTCCTGGTAAAACAATATTGCAAAAAATAAACGGAACATATGATAAAGGCTTTAGTGGAATTAGTAAAAAAGCGAGAGAATATGTTTTGTCTGGAAATGCACATAAAATAACACACTTATGTTGTTATTATTTAAAGAAAAAGCCGTTTCACGATTACGAAAAAGAAACAGGTAAAAAAGCAATTTTAGGTATTAGAAATACAGAAAGTGCTTTAAGAAAAAAACAATATCAAAGTTGCTTTACAAAAGATAAAAAATTCACGCCTATATGGGATTTGACAGATGAGTTATTAGAACAAATTATAGAAAAATACGACATAGAAGTACCAAAAGTTTATGAACACATTAGTAGAACAGGTTGTATGGGTTGTCCATATCGGAAGTTATAAACATGAAACAGAAAAAGAATTACATTTAATAGATGAGAAACAGAAAAAATTTGTGTGTAAATTATTTAAAGAAAGTTATGAAGTGCTTGGCATAGGAGGTGTTTTAGGTGAAAGAAAATAGTATAGAAGAAGATATAAAAATGATAGAAATATTAAAAAACAAAAACCTTTACATAAACATTAAACCAAAAAGTAGTATATGTATTGATTGTATAAACAAAAACAAAAACAAACATATAGAAGCAGAAGTAGTAATTAATGAAAAATTGGAAGAAGCAATAAACTATATTTTATCAGATTATAAAAGAGTATTAAAAGAGAATGAAGAATTAAATAAACACGTAATACATTTGACAGATGAACAATATAGAACAGTAATAGACTTAGCACAAAATGATATAAATAAGCAATGGATTCAAAAAGTAAAAGACAAGATAGAAGAATTACAAAATGGTCCACTAAAAATAAATGAGAACAATAAATATTATTATGAAACAGAAGCATATAACAAGATAATTATTCAAGTTTTACAAGAACTACTAGAAGGGAGAAAATAAAATGAATGGAAATGATAATGGATTCATAAAAAATAGAAATAAAGAAAAACAAAGACAAAATAATGTGAGAGAATATCAAAGAAAGTTCTTAAATAAAAAAATGAAAAGAGGATAAATAATAAGAAAGTAGAGGAATTAGGATGGATGAAATAATAAAAGAAATTTTATATTATACGGTATTAATATTTGGCTCAACAACATTAATATGTTTAATAATTACAGGAATGATAAAAAGCATATTTATATTACTAGACCATTTAAAAATGACTAACACATTAAGAAAAGCAATAATGTTATATATAAAAACAAATAGACAAACCACAAAAATAGTGAAGGCAGATGCAGGTATAGCATTTAAAAGCAAGGAGGACTAACATATGACAAAAGAACAAGCAATAGAAATAGGATTAGCAATATTTTTTGGCGGAATTGGAATAGTGCCTTGTGTAATTTGCATAGCAATAGCAATAATGTTTTTCAAAGATTAGGAGATGAGGGCACAAATGATAGATAATGTTAAAATGAAATGTGATATTTGCAATAAAGAAACAATAAATTTGGATACTGTTGTATTTTATGATAAAACTATTACATATTGTGATGAGTGTGAAGATAAAGTAATTAAAGCAAAATTAAACTTTAAGAAAGACATTAAATATCAAAATATTTTATTTGATATAATGTTAAAGAATAAAGAAAAAAAATTGATTAAAGAATTAAAAAGAGGAACAGAAAAATTTGGAACGGAGATTTCTGTATAAAAATTTGGAACGGAAAAATTTCTGTGGAATTTTGGAACGGAGATATTTGTATGGATTGTTTATTACAACAACAAAATGAGAAGAGATAAAATATATTTAAAAAATAATATAGAGGTGGTTTTATATTTAAATAATATCAATTAAAATCATAAATAAAAGACATAAAATATACATATATAAAATTATATACCTAAAAATAAAATTGCCTTAAAATTGAATTTAAAGGCTAATTGTTAATATAAAAGCAATAAAAAAGAGGTTGATGCCTCTTTTTTATTTTGCTATTGTAAAATATCCATAAAAGAATAAAAAAGGGATAATACCAAACATAAAGGCATATGCTAAAAATACAATTAAATTAAAAAATATATTTTTAGTTTCTTGTTTCTTTTGTTGTCCTGCTTCTTCGACTTCTTTTTTCTTTTGTACTTCTTTTAGTTGTTCTGTTAAAAAATAAGCCTTCGCTTTTTGGTCATTTTCATATTGTTTTTTTACTTTATTTAGTATTTTTTCGTAGTTAGAGTCTAAGTAATCAAATTCTTTTTCACTTTCTGGAATATTTTGTAAAATATCGTTTCTTGTTTCTGCTAATTGCAAATGATAAAATGCTTTTTGGCATCCTTCACGTTCAAAACATCTACGCATACATTGAATACAATCTTTTTCAACTGCTTTTACAATGTCTCTTTCGTATTCTCTTTTTTGCTGTTTTTCTTCTCTGGCTTGTTCAAGTTTTTTTGCTAGTTGTTCGGCTTTTTTGGTTGCTTGTTCTGCCTCTTTTTGTGCTTTTTTATATTCACTGTAAAGTTGCTTGTTATTATCTGACAACTCTTGTACCTCCTGAATTAATCCCATTTTTTTACACCTCCATTTTATTATAAATTTATATAAAAGTAAAGAGGGTTTAACCCTCTATTTGATTTTTTGTCCGTTTACTGTAAAATTAACCGTTAAAATATCTTGTAAAATATCTTTTTGTAATTTTTTAAATATATATATTTTTTCCCTGTTATTTAAATCTTGTAAAAATTCACTTATTTTTTTATATCTTAGGTTTTCCATTTATAACACCTCTTTTTTAATATCATTTAAGGTTTTTATATATATTTTTTTTATTTCTTCGGCGTCATTTAGTAAATCTCTTATAGTACAATTTGGTACTCCATATTTTCCCCTTATATTTGCGTACATTTCAACATGGTCGTCTATATCAAAATTTTTTGCTATTCTTTCAAATTCTGATATAAAATCCTTTTTTGTTTTACATTCAATTTCTTCCACTAAATCCTCACCTAAGTTGCTCCATTGTTCTATTAATATATAATTTGTGTGTTGTTCTACATTCCAATTATTATTTTCTAATATTTCAATTATCTTTTCCATGCTTTTTTCTCCTTTATATTTATTTTTTTATATTTTTATTGACAACTACAACATAATTTTATATAATTCTTTTAGTTGAATAATTTATTGATTTTTTTGTAGATATTTATATGTAAGCATCTATAAAATATTAATTGAATTGTTAGAAATAGGGCAAAGGCACCAGCAAGGCAAAGCCCTATTTTTATTATGTATAAATAAGTGTATAATAACATTGCAAAATAATTCATTTTTATCAACTCCTTTTCTTTGGTTTGATGTGTATTAGATAATGTGGTCCGTGTTGTAGTTGTCAAAATTAATGACTTTTATATTATTTCTCTTATTTGTTCTCTAATTTTTTCTTCTGGTATAAGTTCAAAAAGTTCTTTTTGTTGTTTTTGGCATTCTGTATAAGTATTAAATGCTTTTATGCTGTCTGTGTCATATCCAAAATCCATGCAAAAATTCTCAAAATCATATATCGGGTACCATTCTAAACAACTTATAACGTCATAAATTGTTTCTTTTTTGCCGTTTTGTGTATTATACAAACTAGCCCAATAATCATATTGCATTTGATTTGTTCCTCTTTTTAAAATAATTTTATATTGATTGTGTAAGTTTTGTTTATCCCAATTTGTAAAACTTTTTGTTATATATACTATTTCCACATCAATTCCATTGTTATTTAATATTTTTTTTATTTCTTTTTCATAATCCATTTTCAATCCCTCCAAATTATTGTTTTATACTTGTTACTAAAAAATTGTAACTATTTATTTTATCATTTTTTCTACAAGCCTCGTTAATTGCTTCTTGTAATGTGTTGTATTGTTTATTGTCTTTTTTACCTGTATTTCGGTTATATACTACAAATTTTATTTTACTATCCATTTTTTTACACCTCTTTATTTTTCAAAATAATATTCAAAATTATGATTGAACAATGTTATTGTTATATTCCCGTTGTTTGCATTTGTAATTTGTATATTGTTGATTACTGCTAATAAAGTTAATATGATTGTTATTACTGCTGTTGTGATTATTGTTAATATTGTTTTTTTCATACAAAAAACACCTCCTTTGATAATAAGTTTTTACTTTACTACCAAAAGAGGCTTGCATATTTAATAAATTTGTGTTATTATAAATATACAAATCGCTTTTAGTAGCGTTTGTTATGGCTTGTATATAGTGCTTACCGCCAAGTAATTGTCACTATATGCAAGTATTTTTTATTGAATAAGATTTGTTGTGATATATTCTGTTATTTCTTCCCATTTGTCTTTTTCTGCATTATAAACTTTTTTATATTTATAAAGTTTAACTTGTTTTGCGTTTCCACATTCTTTTATTACTGTTTTTGGTTTAACAAATGTTGAATGTATCTTTGATATTCCATTTGAGTATACATATTTGATTTGCATGTGATTGCCTCCTTTTAAATTATTATTGCAAAATGCAATTCTAATATATTTAGATAACTGTTATACAAGGTAAGGAATTATTCCATTTCCCTTAACTTAATTATATTATATCATTTTAGTTATAACAAGTCAATACTTTTTTAAATATTTTTTATAAATTTTCTAAATATCTTTTAATATTATTTTTTAGCCAATAACTGAATTTTATATTGTTCTCTTTTAACTTTTTGTCAAATTGTTCAGCAATTTCTTTTTCTACTTTTCCAGTATATCGCTTGAATTTTTGTTGTTGGTTAGCGTTGTATATTTTCATTTTTTCTTTATCAACATAAGCCATTTTTTTGACCTCCTTTATATTTTGTTTTGATATTGTTATTATATCATAGTTGTTATAACAAGTCAATGCTTTTTATTAAATTTATTTAATTTTTTCCAGTAATAGTGCATTGTTTTAGTTGTATATATCGTAGTATATTTTAGTATTTTGGTATATGTATTATACTTGCTATCAATATATGATATAGTATATATTGTAGTGTATAGTATGTATGATATGTTATGTGTTGTATAGTATAATGTATTATAATATTATTGTTAGTTATTAATTGTAATGTAATGTAACTTTACAATTTTTATTTATTCTTTTATAAAAATACTACTGCATTATTTATTGCATTAATTTTTAAGTATAAATCTTTGTAATACTTAATATTACTGTATTGTAGCATTTATAAATATGGTGTATTAGGTCATATCTGTTATATTTTAAGTAATTGAATGGTGCCCCTGCCCCTATAATGGCATATTGCAGGAGGGCGTTGTTACCTCCATAAATATGGCGAAAAAATAAAAAGGACCTTATTAGTATTTTGGTAATATCAAAAAATATTTTTAAAAATTTTAGCAAACATACTTGACAAGTGCTAAGAAATATGATATATTAATATCTGTCAAGGGGAAATACCTTACAAAATAATAATTGGATAGCTTATATGGAGCAATATTTTTTGAACGATTAAATTCGTTTGAGATTTATTGCTCTTTTTGATTTTACTTTTTCTAAAAGTAAAGCGTTCTTTAAGAATTAAAGAATAAGAGGGATAGAATGTTAAAAAACAGTATCTAAAACATAGAGAGAGTAAGACTATATTAATTTTTAATAGGTTCATGTGGTGAACTCAAAACGGGGTTTTAGGTTCATGTGGTGAACTTATGAGGAGGAAAATTGAAAAAATGCATGTAGATTGGATGGATGAAATTAGTTTGGAAGGCAGGAAAAGATGAAAATGTATGGTGATTGGATGCAAAAAGATGAAAAAGTAGAAACAATTAATCAAGAAATAGCAAAAATATTAGCCAGAATGAATGAAACTTTTGCAATGGCATTAGAAGTTTGTACATATAAAGATAAAAGGTGGTAATAAGGGCAATAACATGTGAACTTAATGAAGGAGATAGAATTTTACGAAAAGCATCATTAGAGTCTTTTGGAAGAATAAAAGAAAAAAATAAACAATATGAAAATTGGCAAATAAGTACATTTGTTAAAGGAAATATTGAAGAACTACGAAAGATAATACAAGAGTTAGATGTATATGAAAAAGCCTTTTTATACTCAATAACACCATATATAAGTTATGAAGATTGCTGCTTAAAGTATGATAATGGCAAAGAATTAGGATTTGATGCTTTGGTGGAAATATCAGGAATAAGCAAAGGCAAAATATCATCAGTGATTAATGGTTTAGTAGAAAAAGATATACTTTACAAAGGAAAAAATAGTAGAAATGTGCAATACTTTGTAAATCCTTGGTTGTTTTGCAAAGGAAATAGAATAAATAAGGTACTAAAGACAATGTTCAAAAATTATGAAATAAGAACAATGGATAAAACAAAATGGAAAGATTTGGGGTGAAAAATATGTTAATGACAATACTTTTAGTATTAATATTTTTAATAGCAGTAGCAATAATGTATGGCTTAGCAGGATTAGTATTATGGGGAATAGGTTCATTTATAGTATGGGCATTTGGAATAGTCTTTACATTTACTTTCTGGCATGGCTTAGCAATAGCTTTTATAATAAGCATATTGACAGGAATATTTGGAGGTAAAAATGGAAAATAAAATATGTCCATATGTGCAAAATCAACATATACAAATACAAAAAAATATACCAAATGAAGATAATCCAGATATTATTGAAAAATATGTTACTACTAATTTCTGGGGTAATGCAGAATGCATTGGAGAAAGATGTGGAGCATATTTTGATGGGAAATGTCATTATAATGGGTGAAATGTAAAAAGCTGGGGAAGAATATTGAAGCGGGAATATTCAAATCCGACAGATGGGATGGGGTTGCTGTTGGCTTTATATGCCTTTTTAGTTTAATGGTAGAACACCGCACTTGTAATGCGGATAGGGTAGTTCAATTCTATCAAAAGGCACCAATTAAATATATTATTAACCCAGTGTATAACTGCAATATCATGTGGCTGGGAATTATCCGATAAGTAGTCAGACATAAGGATACTTTTGTAAGGTTGCTTTAAATGTATAGTGATATATGTTTAGGAGATGTAAAAATCAATAATGGATAATGTGCAGGAAATATCGTTTAATAAAGCACTAGAGTTGTCGTAGCAATAATAGACGGATACGGTGTATCAATAAGCCTACTGCCAGTCTGTGACAAGATATGGTAATGCTGATTGTAGGTAATGTCAAAACAATGCTATTCCTTGTGAAGTTATTGAAAGATAACTATAAGACATAACTAGGTTAAAGTAGCCCAAACGAGGCAAAAAAGAAAAATCAGTACATACATATGTTTTTAGGAATTAAAAAACAATTTGATGAAAAATTATCTGAATGATGGGTGAAATTTAGAAGTAGTCAATCTTCTATATGCATTGGCATAGGGCAAGAAGTAATGGAGTCGCTATCCATTGCTCAGACTTGTTCTCATAGTGGCTGAATAATTAAAAAGATATTTTGCTGTAAGGCGAAGGTCTAATAATATATTTGATGTTTATATCGCGAGTTGGAGAAGTGGTTTCTTGTCGGTCTCCTTAGCCGAAGACGCAGGTTCGACCCCTGCACTCGCAACCAAGTAGAATAAACTAGAGTGATAATTATCTTCTAGTAGTAGGAAGCATTATAATGTTTCCTTATATCTAGGTATAGTGTAATGGTAGCACGAGTGCCTTGGACGCATTTAGTAGTGGTTCAAATCCATTTATCTAGACCAACAGTATAATAGGACACTTTTCCTTTCGACCTATTATACGAGTGACATGAGTGTCACCTCCTTTCTTTATTACGAACACTACCGTTAATTTAATAGTAGTGTTTGAATATGATGTATTAGTTTAGTGGTAAAATATCTGACTGTCTATCAGATGTCAACAGTTCAATTCTGTTATACATCGCCAATATGTCCGTATAGTAAAATGGCTAATACGTGTGACTTTCTATCACAAGGTCAGAGTTCAAATCTCTGTGCGGATACCATGATAGCGGTGCGGATTTCTTCGGAACTGCAGGAGATGAAAACCCTTCCAAATATATTTGAGGATAGAACAGGCAGCTATCACGCCTTATATTGTAAAATGTTCCACGCTCGGTTTTCCATATAGGGGAAAGTAACGCAAGATGGTCGATATAAGGTCTTACAAGAGATGTAGGAGTGTCGCCCTACCAGATATATTAATATTGGATAATGGTGTAATAGGTAACACAAGAGACTTTGACTCTCTAGTTCTTAGTTCGAGTCTAGGTTATCCAGCCATAAAAATATATTGGAGTGTAGTTCAGTTGGTAGAACACCAGACTGTTAATCTGGGAGTCGGGAGTTCGAGACTCTCCATTCCAGCCACCCTCAATAGCTAGTATAGAAAGCTAGGGAAGTCTCTTATAGTTAGTTGATTACTATAAGATGTACCGCTAACAATCAACTCTATACTGAATTTAGAGAAAGAGGACAACTCTAAAAAAGATTGACAAAAAACCCACTAGAATATGGCAGATTAATTCAGAAGGTCTGAAACCTCCCTGCTAAGGAGTGTGTACCTATTAAAGGTATTAGTTTCGAGTACTAAGTCTGTCGCCAAATATGGCACAGTGGCAGAGATGGCTTAATGCGTCAGTCTTGAAAACTGAAAGTCGGAAACGACTCGTAGGTTCAAATCCTACCTGTGTCGCCAAAGGAATGATAAAAGTGATTAATGCAGAAACATATGTAAGAGTATTGCTTAAAAAGAACAACATAAAACAAGTAGACTTATTAAACAAAATGAAAGAACTTAAATTAGCAGATGATAAAACATTAGTTAGAAGTAAACTAAATAATGCAATAAATACTAAAATGGGGTATACATGGGCTAGAAGGATTGAAATAGCATTAGATTTACCTGAATACAGTATTGTAAAAATGGTAGGAAGACCAACAGAATATGAATGGAAAAAAATAAAGGAGATTGGTAAATATGAAATGGACGAAAGAAACAGCGAAAGAATATATTCAAAGAGTAAATAAAGGAAAAACAGCATTTGGACTTAAATATTTAAGTGCTTGTGATTTTTTAGGTATACAAATATCTGTTGCAAAATCAACAAAAAAATGGAGTGATTAATATGTATAAAATGAAATATATTTTTGGACAAACAATAAAATATAAAGGTTCAATGCACAAAGTAATGGGAATAAGATTTACTTGTGATGGAGTAATGTATAAATTAAGTGGAATTAGAGAATGGATAAAAGAAGAAGAGGTAAAATAAAGGCAAAATTATAAGCAAGTAATTGAACAGGTAATCAAGATATTAAGGACAAATAAGAAAATTGATGAATATACAAGGCTAGAAATGTGCAATAATTTGTATGTATTATTATTGCAATATTTTGATAGCCCAAAAAGAGATGATAAAAACAGACAAGAAATAGAATTACAGGCTTGTAAATACGCTATTACAACTCTAATACCTTTGACTGAGAACAGAATTTATAATTGTAGTCAGGAATATATGCCTAAATATTATGAATTGTGGGAAAAGGCTTATGCTTTTGCTGGTAGAAGGTCATTAGAACATTTTATTGATTATATGGAAATGGATATGCCAGTTGAAAGTAGAGTTTTAGCAAATAGAAGAAATGTGCTAAAACCTTTTGTGTTTTTCTTAAATAAATCGGCATTTGACCCTAAATTACAATATATAGAAGCATCATTTCCACCTGGATATGGAAAAAGTTATACACTTAATATGTTTAGTGCATGGATTTTTGGAATAGATATAACGAATAGTATTTTAAGATGGTCTTATTCACAAGAATTGGTATTAGGATTTAGTAGAGCGATACAAAGTGTTATAAAAAATCCTAGATTTAGTGAGGTTTTTCCAGAGTTTAGGAAATATGGAGATAAACCTTTTGAAAAAGAAAAAGAGTCAGATTGGATATTAAAAGGTAGTGGTTCTCAGAAATCACATATAGCAAGAACAAGAGATGGAGCAAGTACAGGTGAAAGAGCAAATAAAGCACTTATATTTGACGATATGACAAAAGGAGCGGAAGAGGCTACTAATAGTGAAGTACATCGAAAGATTTATGAGAGTTGGAGTACAGAGTGGTTTAACAGAAGAACAGACCCTAGTGTAACATATATATTTGTTGGTACAATGTGGTCGCCAGAAGATATATTGAACCGTACAATGGGAGATATAGAGGCAACACATCAAATGCAACCTTGCAAAATAAAAGGATTTGAAAAGTTTGTTATGGAAGCAACTGATGGATATGCAGTATTTATAAAAGTTCCATTATTAGATGAGAATGATGAAAGCACTTGTCCCCCTGTAATGACAACTGTAGAAGCAAGAAGGCTAAGAGATACAACAGACCCATTCTTATATAGTTGTGTATATCAACAAGAACCAATAGCACCTACAGGTTTAGAGTTTGCGGATGATTTATTAAATCATTATGATGAATTACCTAAGAACGAAAAAGGGGAAGATTTGTGTCAAAATTATTGCTTTGCGGTATTAGACCCTGCAAGAAGAGGGAAAGATAATGTATCAATGCCAATATTTAAGACGGATGGAACATATTATTACTTTTTTGATTGTATATTTAAGCAAAAGGCAATGACAGATTTATATGATGAAATAGTAGATAAAATAATAGAACATAATATAACAGTATTTGTAGTAGAGAATAATATTGATACTTCATTAAAAACATTGTTGGAAGAAAAATTGAAAGCAAAAAATTGTTATACTTGCGAGATAATAGAGAAATACAATACTATAAAGAAAGAGCAAAGAATAAAAGATAACAGAGGGTTAATTAAAAAATTAATATACTTTAAAGATAAAAGAATATATAGACCTAATACTGATTATGGTAGATTTATGAAAAATTTTACTACATATAGTTTTGATTATGCAAATAAACACGATGATGCACCTGATAGTATGGCAATGTTTGTAACAGAAATTATCTTAGGTAGAGGAAAACCAAATAAACCAAAACCAGTAAACAGATTAAGTTTAGGAATATAGGAGAAGAATAAGGCAAAATATATGTTGGAAATGTAAACATTGGGAAGAATGTTTTAAATATAGATATGGAAATAAGAGATTAGAATATATGAAAAAGATATATAGGCAGAAAGATGAATGGGGACAGGATGTTGTTTATGTTGAAAAGTGTGATAATTTTAAATATGAAGATTATGATACCGCACCTATGAGGCCAAAAGATATTATGTAAATACGATTTGCGTGAAAAATTAAAATGTGATATAATAACACATAGGACAAGAGAATTATATTTATTATAATGGGAAATAGGTACGATTAACAAGTAATGGAGGGATTACAGTATCTAACTAATTCACTCCATCAAATATGCTTATAAAAAGCAATAGTAAAAGGTTTATAGCCGTTTATTATTGCTTTTTATTTTGCAATGTGGAGGAATATTAAAGGACAGAAGAAGTAAAAAATGATAATACTACACCAGTTGTACCAACAGTAATACCAATAAAAAACCATGATAAGATGTTTTTTGGAAGAAGAGTATTAAGATATTCTTTAGAAAAAAAAGATTTAACAGCAGAAAAAATAATGGAAATATTACCAGAGGTATTAAGAGAACATGAAAAAAATGCTAGAGAAATCAATTACTTATATAGGTATTACAAAGGTTTTCAACCAATATTGAAAAAAGAAAAAAATGTAAGACCAGAAATAAATAATAAAGTATTAGAAAACCATGCTTTTGAAATTGTTGAATTTAAAAAGGCATATGTATATGGAGAACCAGTACAATATGTCCAAAAAGGAGAAAAAAACAGTGAGTCTGTAAATCCAGAAATTTCAGTAATTAACAAGTTTATGGAAAGTGAAGATAAATCTAGTAAAGATAAAGATTTAGCAGAATGGCAATATATATGTGGTACTGCTTATAGATGGGCGGATGTAGATGGGCAAGATGATGAAGATGATGCACCATTTGAAATATCAACACCAGACCCAAGAAGAACTTTTGTAGTATATAGTAGTGGAATAAAAGGTGAGCAACTATTTAGTGGACATTATAGTTGGTTTAGCAAAAATTTAATTTCAGAAGATGGACAAAGTTATACAAGTAAATACAGAATTATAACTATTTATACAGAAGACAAAATGTATAAATTCAAAGAGTCTTTTGGAGTTTGTGAGTTAATGCAACAGAATTTGCCACAAATAGGAATAGATGATAAAAAGGAAAAACAGGTTGAAGCATATCCATTATTAATTAAGGGACATAGAATAGTAGAATATCCTTTAAACACAGCAAGATTAGGATTAATAGAACTTGTAATGAGTGGATTAAATGCTTTAAATAGAATAAAATCAGATGACTTAGATGGAATAGACCAATTTATACAAAGTTTGCTTGTATTTGTAAATCAACAAATAGATGTAGAAGATTTTAAGAGACTGGTTGAAGCAGGAGCAATTGAAGTATCAACAACTGACCCAGGTAAACCAGCAGATGTAAAATTATTAACATCACAGTTATTACATTCTGAAACTAAAATAGTAACAGATGATATTTACAATAATGTATTAACAATTTGTGGAATACCAAGATTAAATGATAAACCTTCTGGTGGAGACACAGGACAAGCAAGATTACTTGGAGAGGGTTGGACTATGGCGGATGAAAGAGCAAAACAAGATGAACTTTCATTCAAAAAGTCAGAAAGACAGTTTTTAAAGTTAATTTTAAATATATGTAAACATGAAAATCAAATTAAAAATTTAAAAATTTCTGATATTGATATTAAGTTTACAAGAAACAAATCAGACAACTTATTAGTTAAAACACAAGGACTAATGAATATGAAACAAGCACAAGTTACTCCAGAAGTAGCATTTACAATTTGTGGATTATTCTCAGACCCTAATGATGTTTATGCTAAAAGTAAGAAATTCTTTGGTGAAGATTTTTGGAAAAATGAAAATCCTATTCAAAATGCGAACACAAATATAAATGAAGAGGATAATAAAAATTCTAAAAAAGAAAACCAAAGTATAAAAAATAACCAAGTTAGTGGGGGAAAGACTAACCATACAAATAACGAGAACGACTCGGAAAAAACGGAAGTATGAGGAGGAAATAAAGATGGATGAAGAATTAGTAGGGATATTAGCAAATGCTGAATTAGATGATAGTGCAAAAGCAGATGCTATAAAAAATTTGGTAGGAAAAAATTTTATACCAACATCAAAATTTAATGATGAAAAAACAAAACAAAAAAATGCTTATAATGCTTTAAAATCAGAATATGAAACATTTAAAGAAACAAAAATGACAGATGAAGAAAAACAAGCAGAGCAAGCAAAAGCACAATCAGAAGAATACAAAAAAGTTAAAATGCAATTAAATGAAATGACAGCAAAGAACATTTTTTCAGAAGCAGGATTTAAAAAAGAAGAATATGGAGACATATTAGGCTCAATAGTACAAGAAGATAGTGAAAAGACAAAAACATTGGCTGAAACAATCTGTAATACAATGTTAAATCAAAGAAAAGAACTTGAAAAACAAATTACAGATAAAATAATAAAAGGTACACAAAAACCACCAGCAGGAAATGATAATGATGATGGAAATGCAACAGATTTAGAAAAATATCAAAAACTATTATCTGAGGCACAAAAAGGTAATGATATGGTAAAAGTAGCATATTATACAAGATTAATTCAACAAGAAAAACAAAAAAATGATGATTAAAAGGAGAGATAATTAAGGGCAGATAGTTATGCAACAAGTTTTGGAGTTTTAAATTACTCTGGAATGTTATTTAATAAAGGAAATACAAGAACACCATTTTCAAGTATGATAAGTGGTAAAACAAAATGCACAAATTCAGTAGAGTTCGTATTAGGACAAGAATATACAAGTGAAGATGGAGATATTCCATCAATAAGTGAAAATGCTTCTTTAAAAGCACCAGATGCTTCATTTATTACAAGAAGTCAAAACACTAATGTAACACAAATATTCCAAGATGCGGTAGCAATCAGCTATGCAAAACAATCTAATATGGCTACATTAGCAGGAGCAAATATTGCTGGACAACAAGCTAATCCATTAAATGAATTAGACTTCCAAGTAGCTAATAAAATGAAAAAGATGGCTAGAAGTATTGAAAAAACATTTATACAAGGTAAATATAACAAAGCAACATCAGATGCAACTGTAAATAAAACAAGAGGTATAGATGAAGCAATTGTTACTAATGTTGTAGCAGCAGGTGGAAAAGCATTAGATATTTGGATGTTAAATGATTTAGTAGAAAAAATAGATAAATCAAACGGAGATATATCAAACTTAACTTTATGGTGCGATAACACAACATTAAATCAAATTCATGGTAATGCAATAGAAATGGGAGTTGAAGTTGGAGCATTTAGAGCAAATGAATATGGTATTCAAATAAGAGATATTTATTTACCAACAACAACAATACATATTGCAGTAGGACAATTTATTCCAGAAGGAACTGCTTACTTATTGAACTTTGATGCAATAGCACCAGTAGAACAATTGGTACCTGGAAAAGGAAATTTCTTCTTAGAGGAATTAGCAAAACAAGGTGCTGGCACTAAATATCAAATATTCGGACAAATAGGATTAGACTATGGAAACGAATTATTACATGGAAAAATAACAGGTTTGGCTACAACATTCACAAAACCAGAAGGTAAAAAAGTTGTAGTAGTTGATAAAACAGCAACAGCATCTACAACAGGAAAATAAAATAATTAATAAGGAGGACTAATTAAGGGCAGTAGAAGAAATAGACCAATTAAAGGAAATGAGATTGGAAATATTAAACGATATTGAAGACATTAGTAAAGACGAAATTTTCAAGATAAAACTCAAAAGAGCCAAAAATACATACCTAAGATTAGTCTTTCCTTATGACTATTCTATTGATGAACTTCCAAATGATAGAGCAAAAGATTGGCAAACGAAATGTGCAATTGAATTATATAATTTGGGTGATGATATTGGATTAATTTCATATTCAGAAAATGGATTGTCAGAAACAAGAGCCAAAGCAGGGCTATCACAAGACCTTATAGATGAATTGCCACCAGCGAAAGCAGGTGTAATAAAATAGGAAAAAAAATTGGAAGAAAACAATTTGGATAGCAAGTAAAATAGACTCTGTTTATGATGATTATGGAAATGAAATAACACAATATGAAGAACCTAAGAAATATGATTTTAATGTTCAACCTGTAAGTTCAGAAGCGGATATTGAAGAATTTGGACAAAAAGCCAAAGAAATGCAAAAAGCAGTTATTAATAAAAAAGATTATGAAGGCAAATTTAAAGAATTTGATAAAGCATATTTAGATGGTGTTACACCAGATAAAGAAACTGTAAATGGTTCAAATGCAAATTATGAACTATATCCACCAAGAAACCAAAATAAAGTTATAGTTATTTATTTTAAAAGATTAATAGCAGAGTAGGTGATTAATTTGGCAGATATGAATATAAATGCAAAGTTTACGACAAGACTTTCTTTAAAAGACATTGAAGAATATCAAAAGTTTTTAAAAAAATATGCGAAGCAATTGCCTAAAGTAGCAGAAAATATTGTAACAAGAGTATCAAAAGTAGGTTTAGAAAACAATTACAAATCAACAGAAGTTATACCAACTAAAAATAATGGTAATACAGTAACAGGTGGTATAAGAACAACTGATGCAAAAGATACTTATAAAGAATTTGGAACAGGTATTGTTGGAAACAGAAATCCTCATGTTTCAGAAATGTTGGCACAAATTGGTTGGAAGTATGATGTTAATGAACATGGAGAAAAAGGTTGGGTATATCCTAAAGGTGATGGCACTTATGGTTGGACCAAAGGTATATCAGCACAGAAAAAGTTTTACAATGCAATGAAAAATATGGAAAATAGTTTTAAAACAATAGCAATAGAAGAATTTAGAAGAATAAGTAGGAAGTGATATAAGGGGAATGCCAGATGTTTATAATGGAATATTTAAGGATGCACAAAAATATATAAAAGCTAATTCAAAATATAATCCTTTTATATATAAAGATACACCACAAGAACAAAATAAATTTCCATTAGTAATAATAAAACAAATAGATGACCCATTATATGATGAAAACTTAGATAAAACAGACCAAAGGTTTGATTTAGTATATGAAATAGAAATATATACTATTAATAAAGAAAATATAGCAAGACAAACAATAACGGAAGAATTAGTGAAATTAGTAAATGATGTATTTGATATAAAATATGGTTTTACTAGAAAAACTAATAACCCAATACCTAATATTGACTTAAATGTTGATAGAAGGCATATGAGATTTGAAGCAAAGATAGATGAAAATAATATAATTTATAGGAGGTAATTTTAAGGGCAGGAGAAAATCCAGTAGCATACAATGACCAAGGAACAGAGTTATATGTAAAAGGTGAAACAAAATTCGAAAAATTAATTAGTATTAAATCAGTTCCAGCAAGTGGAGCAGAAGGTGGAACAATCGAAGTAACAGAATTAGATAGTCCAATAAAACAATATATTTCTGATAGAGTTGATACACCAGCACAAGACTTTACATATAACAGAACAGCAGAAAAATATGAAAAGGTGTTGAAATATTGTGATGGTTCAGAACATGAATTTTTAGTAAAATTAAGTGATGGAACAGGAACATATATTAAAGGAACAGCACAAACATGGAAAAATGAATTTAGTGCAGGGTCAGCACAAGAAGCAACATTACATATAGTTGCAACACAAATAGTTGATAAAACAGCATCAGAAGTAACAACATTAATGGTTTAGAAATTAAAATAGATGGAGGAATTAGATATGAGTAGAATTATGAAAATAAAAGTAGGAGAAAAAGAATATAAATTAGGATATCCTACAAGAAAAGATGCAAAAGTTGCAGAAGAACACGGATTAGATTTAATAACAAATGGAGGAAAATTAATTACATTAAATGATAAGATTTTCTATACAGGATTATTAGCAAATCATCCAAGTATGACAGAGTATGAAGCAGTTGGGATTATGGAAGAATATAAAAAAGAAGATGGAGACATTGATGAAATAATTCAATTCTTAACAGAAGAATATATGGCTTTTATAAAATCCCCAGATGGAAAGAAGAAAAAGAAAGCACAAATAATAGAAATGTAGAAGATAATTCAGATGGGGAACAAAAAGAATATAAAAAATTGACAGAGTTCTTTTATGATTATTTACTACCATTAGCACTACAATTCGGTATGTCTACAAGAGAATTTTGGAACGAAGAGCCAAAGTTACTTTGGACATACCGAAAAATGTATATGGACAAAATAAAAATAGAAAAAGAATTAGAAAATCAACAAGCATGGTTGCAAGGCTTATATTTCTTTAATGCACTTTCAGTTTCTTTATATAATAATTTTGGAAGAAAAGAAGGACAACCAGTAGAAAATTATATGGAAAGTCCAATAGATTTTGACAAAAAACCAAAAACTCAAAAAGAAATTGAAAGGGAACAACAATTAGAAATGGAAGCAAGAATAAGAGAAAGAAGTAAACAAATTCAAGCAATGCTTAATAATAAACAAGAGGTGGAATAAGGGCAGATTATGATGTTGGAACATTAGAAAATAAGATAGAAGTACAAGTAAATGATGCAGTATCTGCTATAACAACATTAGTTGGTTCTTTAAATACTTTAAAATCATCATTGAATAATACAATAAATTCAACTAAGAATAATAAATTGAAAGATAATATAACAAGTGCAACATCTAATATTAATACCCTAAAGAAAGCCTTAGGATTAGGTGCTATATATGCTGGATTAAGAAAAACAGCAAGTACAATAAAAGATATTGCAAAAGAAAATATTGATATGATAGAAACAAACAACTTATTTGAAGTATCAATGGGAAAAGTAGTAGACAAATATGGTAATCTAGATACACAGGCAAGTAAATACTATACAAAGGCTATGGATTTTCAAAATCAAATGAACGAAAAATTAGCAACTAATAAATCAGAATTAGAAGAATATCAAGCTATGTATTATTCAATGTTTAAAGGGCAAGGAATAAATAAAGATGCTTCTTATACTATGTCTGAAAGCTTAACAAAAGCTGGTTATGATATTGCTTCTTTATATAATTTATCTGTAAAAGATGCAATGGATAAAATTAAATCAGGTATAGCAGGACAAGTAGAGTCTTTGAGAACAATAGGGATTGATGTATCTGAAAGTTCATTAAGTAAAGTATTGAATGAAGTTGGAATAGATAGAAGCGTACAACAATTATCTTATGCGGAAAAAGAGGTAGCAAGATATATTGCAATTATTGAACAAGCAGGACAAGCACAGGGAGACTTTGCAAAAACATTTGAAAGCCCAGCAAATCAAATAAGAGTATTTCAAAATCAATTAATAGAATTAAAACAAGTAGCAGGTTCATTTATCGTTAATGCATTTGGTGGAATTATTGTATGGGCAAATGCAATTATAATGGCAATAAAAGAAATAATAAAATCTATAGCAAGTTTATTTGGATATGACTTAAGTAGTGGTGGCTCAAATAATTTAGCAGATAGCATAGGCGTATCAGATTTAAATAGTGGATTAGGTGGGGCAACTAAAAAAGCCAAAGAACTAAAAAAACAATTAATGGGATTTGATGAAATAAATAATATTGACCCAGCAAGTACAACAGGAGGCTCAGGAGGTTCTGGTGGTGTTGCAACAGGAGTAGATGATAAATTGTTAAAATCATTAAAAGAATGGGATAACAAAATGAACTCTATTACTGGAAAAGCACAAGAATATAGAGATGCAATATTGAAAGCCTTAGGATTTACAAGAGATATTGATGGCAACTTAAAATGGCATTGGAAAGATATGAATAATATTTTAAAAGTATTGACTGTAATTGCTGGAATAGTTGGTGGAATATTAATAATTGGTAAAATTACTAAATTAATCAATTGGTTAAAAACACTATTTACTATATTAAAAACTGGTAAAGGGGCAACTACAACATTTGGATTAGGATTACAAACAATTGGCAAAATAATTCTAGGTTTAAAATCTGGTTTTACTAATTTAGGTGCTTGGATTTCTATGGTTGTTGGACAATATAAAATATTTAGAGCACAAGGGAACGGAGTTATAAGTTCACTAAAATTAACTAAGTCAGCATTAGCCGAAACAGGACAAGGATTTTCAAGCTTAATTTCAACAGGAGTTAAAGTTGGTGTTGGATTAACAGGATTAGTAGCGTCAAGTGCATTAGCATATAAATCTATGAAAGATTTAAATGAAGGCAGTATTTCAACAACAGAAGGAATGTTAAAATTAGCTGGAAGTTTAGCAGGAGCAACTGCAAGTGGAGCTTTAATAGGTTCAGTATTTGGACCAGCAGGAATGGCAATAGGAGCATTTGCAGGATTTGCAATTAGTGCAACATCAGCAGTAATAGGAGCTTATAATGCATCATCTAAATATCATGATGAAGTGAAAAATTTAAAAAATTCTGTAAGTGAATTATCAAAAGAAATAGAAGAGAACACAAAAAAATACGAAGAAAATAAGAAAAATATAAATAGTAATTTAGAAGATAAAATGGCAGAATTAGGAGTGTACCAAACATTAATTGCAGAATTAGGAAAATATGTAGATGCAAATGGAAAGGTTATTTCTGGAAACGAAAGAAGAGTTGATTACATTTTAGGTGAATTAAGTAAAGCCTTAGGAATAGAATTATCAAGAAACGGAGACTTAATTACTAAAAATGGAGAAGTAGTAAGTTCATATAAAACATTACAAAATGAACTTTCAAATACAATTCAAAAATTAAAAGAAGAAGCAGAAACAGAGGCATTAAAAGAGTTATACAAAAATTCTATAAAGCAAAAAATAAAAGACCAAAATGAATTAAATAAGGCAATAGAAAAAGAAGCAGAAGCGTATAATATACTTCAAAAAGTCACAGACTCAGGAGCAAGTAAGTGGTCTAAAGATTATAAAGACGCTAAAAAATCATTAGAAGAGGCCTCTGATACTGTGAACACATTAAGAGATAATGTTGCAAACGATACTAAAGATATATCAAACTATTCGTCACAACTAACTCAAAAAGTTGTTGATGATACTAATAGCATGACATTGCAGATGATGGAACAAGGTGAAGTAACAGAAAAACAAATGCAAAATATTGTATCATCCAATTGGAGTAATTGGGAGAGTGTATATAATCAAGCAAATACAATAACTCAAGAAATGATGCTTGCTCAATCTACTACGATAGATACATGGTCTCCTGAATTAGCAAAAAAATGGTCAGATATGGCTGATTCTTCAAAGGAAAATTTTTTACAAGGAATAAGCGATGTTGATGCAAAAACTGCAAGTAAAATATTGTCTTCAATTAATGTAACGAACGAAAATAAACCAGCAATGGCGGAAGCATGGAAACAATTAGCTAAAAAGTCAAAAGACGAATTTGATAATTCATTTAGTTCATTGAGCCAAGATACACAAAATCTTATTATAGGTAGTATAACAACTACAGAGACATTAACACCTCAAATGCAAATGAAATGGCATGATTTAGCAAAAACAAGCAAAGACAAATATAATGAACAATTATCATTAGTTGATGATGATACAAGAAAATCAATAGAAGATGCAAACAAAATAATAGACCAATTATCACCTAGTGAGCAAGAAAAATTAAGGAACTTAGCAAAAAATTCAAAAGAAAAATATCAAATTGAATTATCAAAAATGCAACAAAGCACTGAAAATGCAATGTCAAATACAGCAGGAAGTATTAATAGAAACAGGAGTGTTTCTAATAGTGCTAGTTCGTTAGGAAGTAATGTAAAATTAAGTTATGAAAGAAATTTAGGAGATGGAAATAATTCTGCTAGGAATTTCTTATTAGGATTTACAAGAGTTTTATCATCAGGAGGAATGGGAGGTCCAGTTGGAATATTTTATGGAATTGCATCATTAACAAGAAGAATTGTTTCAAAATTTAATGCTGGTCTAGGAAATCATTCACCTTCAAAGAAAACAAGAAAGTCTGCTATATTCTTTGCACAAGGATTTACAAATCAAATAAGAAAATCATCATTAGGAATGATTAGCCAAGTAGGAAATTTAGCAACAGACATGACTGATAATTTTTCTAACAATATTGGAATGGTAGATACTATAAAAGAATTAAATCAAGGTATAAAAGTAAATACAAGAGATATGGCAATAGATACTACACAATATGTAAATTATGGTGCAATTAGTGGACAAATACAAGCACAAAGCAAAGTTAGTCTAGGCAATATATCAGACCAAATTTATAATGCAGTAGTTAGTGGAATGGAAAAAGCAAAAGTACAAGTAGATATAAATGCAAAAACTGATGAAGGGGTAATTGTAGAAAAAGCATCAGAAGGTTTTAGAGATTATGTAACAAGAACAGGAGAATTACCATTTCCTGTTCCAGTATAAAAGGAGAGAAAAAAAGGTATGTAGAACAAATTGTAAAAGTGGATGGAAAAGATTTAACTAAATATTTGAAAGATGAAGGATACGATGTTGAATGGTATGATGTATCTTATGATAGTGGAAGAAATGCAAAAGGATATATGCATTATAATCCAGTGGCACAAAAATACAAAGTTATTCTACATACCAAATATTTAACACAAGAAGAATTTACAGACTTTTTCTCTACTATAAAGAATTTAAAACAATTAAATGTATATTTCTTTGACCCTTATACAGCAACATATAAAACAGTAAATTGTTATAGAGGAGATAGAAAAGTAACGATGAAATGGAATAGAACAGATAGAGGAATTTTGTATAATCCAGCAGATATAAGTTTAATAGAATTGTAGGTGATAAAAGGTACAAAATAAGTGATGAATTTAAAGAAGAATGTAAGGCAAATGTAGCAACAAATAGAAAAGGAAAAATTCATATAGTAGATGATAACGTTGATATAACAGGGGAAAATTATGATGGACAACTTGTTGATTTTACAATAGAAGATGATTGCTATGTAAATGATAAGTTTATAGGAACAACAGTTTCAAAAAAAATAACTGTAAATATAATAAATCCAGATAATTCTACAAATTTAGAAAATAAAGAGATAGAAGCTTATGCAGGAATAAATGAGGAATATGTACCTTTTGGAAAATTTATAATTCAAAAACCAGATAATCAAGAAGTAAAGGAGAAAACATCATTTACTGGATATGATTATATGATTAAATTTAATACGCTATATAAAGATAATATGACATATCCTTGCAAATTAAGTGAACTATATATAAGTTTATGCAAACAAGTTGGACTAGAAGCTGGAAACACAAATTTTATAAATAATAATTATATGGTACTAGGTAATCCATTTACCAATAATGAAGATTGTAGAACTGTTTTAAGTAATATTGCTCAATTAGCAGGTGGATTTGCAAAGATTGGAAGAGATAATAAAGTTTATATTAAATCATTAAAAAATATTTCGAATTTATTGACTGTTAAATATGTTAATGCAATGACTGTTAAAGAATTGAATTTGACAATGGTAAAGGCTTTATCAGAAGAAAAAAATAATGCCGATGAAAAAATAGATGGAAACAATTATTTTGATGACTTTGAAAAGAATGAACAATGGGGAGAATTAAATTCGTTAGTTGTTAGTTTATCTAGCATAGATGGAGAAAATACAACAGTTCAAGATAAAGATAGTATTAAAGAAAATGGACTTACTGAAATAACTATACAAGATAATTCTTTTTTAATTAATCAAGAAGAAAGAGAAAAAACCATAGTTCCAATTTGGAACAGTTTAAAGGGAATAAAATATTTACCATTTAAAACACAGTATTATGGATACCCATATATAGACTCAGGAGATATGATATATATTCAAGATACAAAAGATAATGGGTATATAAGTTATGTGTTTAATCATACATTTAAATTTAATGGAAGTTTTAGTGGAAATATAAATACCCCTGCAATGACTAAAACTCAAACTGCCTATAAAAATACATTAGATATAAAAACTAAATTTAAAATGGCAGAAAGAAGCATTGATAAAATAAATGGGAAAATACAAGACTTAGTTGAAGAAGTTGGAGATAGAAGTGAGAAGAAAACATCAATAACACAAGATATAAACGGAATAACTCAAAGTGTAAGTGAAGTAAAAAAAGAAGTAAAAACAGTAGATGGTAAGGCTGATAAAGCACAAACTACAGCAGATACTGCGAAAAGCACAGCTGATAGCACAAATAAAAATTTAAGTAATAATTATTATACAAAAACACAAA